TATTTGTAGCAACAGCATCAACATCAATTCTAATAACATCTCCAGTAGACACCGCATTATTACTACCTACAACCGGTGGCGTTGCAGCTGTAGATGAATCATTCTCGCTTAAATCAATAGTAATTGCAGTCGATAACATATCATAACCAGTAGTAGAATTATTTATTTGAACATTAGTTATTGACCCACCAGTCCCTACTGTGTATACATGCGCTTGAGCGCTGGATAAATTCTTACCATCCATTGTAGATGGAATAGTAAAGTGAGTTATTCCATTTCCAGTGTACGGTGCAATTCCATCGGCTACACATTTTACAATAACAGTTCTCTCTACAAAAGCTAATATATTTTCCGGCAAGATTGCCCTTTCGGTAGCTGCCGATGTATCGTAAAAAGTTAGCTTATCACTAGATGCATCTAATGAAGTAACCAGCCCCAGTCTTGGAGCTGTTTCCTGCTTACCATTATTTAAATTAGTAAAATTTCCATCTACTTCAGCAAATGTAAGGGGTCTTCCCTCTGTTTCTCTTAATGTAATATCTGCCATTATTCGTCTCTCGCATATCCTGTAGTTACATAGTAATCCTGAAAATAAGGCATATCCCCGTAAGGAAAAGTCCTTGGACTTTTTTCGTAGAACTTCCTTCCGTTAGTCATGCGGTAGGCGACTCTGCGTGGTGGTCCCGCCCTCCTTCCCCCAATTCTAAATCTTCTCATTAAAATCTCGCCTCTGCTTCAGGTTCTAAGGAATGCCTATTCCTAGAAATAGGTGGCATTGGCTCCATATCGTATATTCTTGAAAGCGCGTCTAAAAAGTCTGGATGAATAGTAGGGAATAGCAAATACTCATTCCTTCTAACCCAGTCCACCAGATCATACACTTTTCCTTCCTCGTCCCGTCTTAATATCTTTTTAGATATTAAGAATTCTTGTTTCTTTATTTTATAATCTTTTTGGTGAGACGTTAATCTTTTCTCATCCGTTGGATAAGGAAAGAAAAATGAACCATCCTTTAGGTCTGGCTCTAATCTTTGAATCCTGTCTCGCTTAGACTGAGGACCACCACCACCTGTCCAATTTAATTCGTAAACAGGAAATGAACTTCCATCTATCCTCATCATTTCTTTGAAATGCTCTATATCCGACTGCGCCCCATATCTTTCATACCCGACCTTAACCTCTCTTATTCCGGGCGCTCTCTTCCATTTTGATCTGAGCATTTTCAAAGCATCCCATCTTTCAGACAAGGAAAGCCTATGACAAACACCATCCAGAAGAAACTTATTATAGTTCCCATCAATTCCAACAACGGCTATAGCGGTCCTGTTCGATTCTCTTTTTCTGGAATGGGCTGGGTCACACATAATATAAGCATTCAATGTGTAAGGTCGAATCTCCCACTCTGTCCACCACTCTTCCTTAAACGCAACATCGGAGCCCGCGATAGGATTCAACAACTGTTGACAAGCTACCGTATAAGTAGAGGTAGTTTTCTTTATCTCCTCCCATCTTTCTGGCTGAAGAAAGACAGGCTCCCCATCCATTTTGCCATCTACTGTAGCTGGATGAATTCTAGGCTTTACCGCTGCTCTCTGAAGAATGGTCCCATAAGTATCCCCATACGAATATCGAGTACCCGCGTACTGATATCTGGGATTATGAGTTGAACCCAAGTTTAGAGAAAGCTCCCACTGAGTCGTGGTCTTCTTAATCTGTTCTGGTGTTGTAACGGAATCCTGAACCACTACGTCGTCATAAATGATAAGATCAAAATGTCGTCCAGTAGGCTGACCATCCACAAGTCCGTGGGCCTCAATAGTTTGTTCCTTCGGGTTAGCATATCGCCTAACGCATATACCTTCATTCTCAGCCCATTTTGGAGCCTGTAATCTAGGCTTCTCCCAGAGAATATCTGGGTAGAGTTGTTTAAGTTTTTCATTTGAATCAAATTCCTGCATAATCTGACGAAGGAACGGCTTCGCTTGTCTGGCAGAAAATGACAACAACCCTATCGTAATATCAGGATTCAATAAAACTTCTTGCATCGTTCCCAAAAAAGTAATTATCGAACTCTTATAATGAAACCTAGCCCATAAATCCAAATGACTATCTGGAGCTGACTCTACCTCCCTACACCTCTCATAAATCCACGGATGAACCATATCATGACGGTTACAAAGAAAGACGCCAAGATAATAACGATCCAATTGACCCAAAGTCCTAATAAAAGAATCATCAATATTAGGATCATCATGACAATCAGCATATGCCAAAATAGCTCGTTCAAAGGGCGCAGTATGCGCCCACTCAGCAAATTGTTTTGCGGCGTCAGCATTTTTATTATTATGATTAACGCTCTTTGCTATAACAGGCAACATACTGAACCCTACTTTTTCTTTTTATATCCACTAGCATAAGCAGCTCTCGCTTGTTTCTCGGCTCCTTTTCTAGACTTATAAACCTTTCCTTTGTTCCCCCACTTATAACCACCACTTACTTTTTTAATAGGCATTTAGGTCATCCAACTCGGTTTGGTCCAGCTTGAGGGGCGAGTCTGTAAAGCGGGATGATTTAAGTAATTAGTTGTATCTGTAGCTGTAGTTGTATTAGTAGTTGTATCAGTAGTTGGATTAAGGATATAATCAGGAACCGTTAAAGGAATATCATTTCCATCAGCAACAGCATTCAATATTAACCTTAAATAATCTGGATATTTTATTGCATTCCTTAATACTTCATCTGGTAAGTTTCTAGCCCAAGGATAATTTTCTCTCATCCAATCTACAGTTCCGGGCCCGCCTACCTCAGCAGCTCCACCGTAATCTTCTCCAGTATATGAGTTAGTACCTTCCCTTAAATCATTCTCTATTTGCTCGATAGTTCTTGGATCAGTTTTACCCCATGAGTGAAAAATATCCTGAAGCATATTTCCAATCTTTGTTACTCCGCCAGTAGCGATTCCAGTAATCATGGAAGGGTTAAGTCTTCCATTAGCAGTTATATATTCATCTGATCTGATCCAATCTCCATACGCCTTACTTGCGGCACCAACTTCTTTTGTGAGGTAAGCCTTCCAGCCTCCTCCAGCCTTTGCAACAGCAGCATCTAATTCATCCTTAAGAGTTTTAGCGTGGTCAACCCGCGCTTGCCATCTGGCACGAACTTTATCCATGTTGGCTTTCTTCTGGGCTTTAGTAAGTTTAGAAGATTGCTTAGTAACTGCCGTAACTTTATCCTCAACCGTTTCAGGATCATCATCATATACAAGTTGCTGTTGAAGAGTCTGTATATCTGTACTTTTCATATTAACGCCCTGCTGTTTCAGCGCGAAAATAGCATCAGAAATGCTTACATCAATACCGCTATCTATACCAGCAACTGCGTTTTCTGCCATCATAGCATCTATTTCTGCCATCATGCTCTCTCTATCACGCTGCTCGCCTTGCTGACCCATAATAGCATCTATTTCTGCCATCTGCCTCGCTCGGTCTTGCTGGGCTATCATATCCCCAGATCCCCTTGGGGGACCAAGTTGCGTTTCTGCTATAGTTGGCCCACCTAACCTAACCTCCTGCATTCCCCAATCATCTCCACCGGGATAGTCAGCTACTGACGCAAGAGGAGATGGGTTTTGAATCTCAAAGTTTCTTCGAGCATTCGGGTCCATTGTCTGCTGGCTTAAAACATCCTGACCCCAACCAGTTCTAACATTCTCCATCCCCCACTCATCAGGCTGAGACCATTCAGAAGGTAACGGTTGTGTTACATTAGATGTCTGTACTGTTCCAGCATGAATTCCTGCTTCAGCCTTTAAGGCTGCTATTTCACGTTCTAACCGCTGATTTTCAAACTCTTGCTGTTGACGCAATGCCTGCATTCTCTGAGTTAAAGTTGGCTCTTGCCCTCCTGTTAACATATTCACCGTGGTCTGAGGAACTCCCCAACTTCCAGTATTTGCAAATGTTGGGTCCATTGGCATATCGAACATCCGAGAACCGCCAGTAAAGCCACCCTGTCCTGTACTGGTTCCCCAGTTATTCGTCCCAGCTTGAAGATTGCTGGCTGTTTGATTTAGCTGATCTAGCTTTTCGCTTACGGATTGACCGCCCTGAGCTTCTGTAATATATTGATTAACTTCTTCTCCGGGAGTTAAGCCCACAGGGTCTTCGCCCTCAAGAGGAACTTCGCCAGTAACATCCCCTCCGGAAGCTATTACATCCTGTGGGGAAGTAGATATTCCAGTTAACCCGGCATTTTCTAGAAGAGACTGCATCTCTTGCAGGGATGGCTGACCACTCATATTAGCCATCTGCTGTTCCACAACTTGCATTGGGTCTTGGGTAACATCAGATGCAGTAGTAGAACCTGCTACTGCCTGATTCAGTCCTTGGTTAGCTAATTCAAAACCAGACCCACCTTCGGAAGCATCGCTCCCCATCAATCCAGAATAATCGGCATCCATACTGACACCGCCTTCCCCCGCTCCTACAGCATCAGCAGCTGCATCTAAAACATCCGCCATTTGACTAGATGCATCATAACCGGGAGCTAAGTCTGGACCTGCTCTGGTATCTGGGCCTATTCCACCTAAACCACCACCACCCATTCCAAAATCTTGTTCTTGTTCGTCACCGTTAGCCATAATTAGATCCTGTGGTGGAGGTGGCGGGAATCGGACCCGCGTCCAGAAAGTGAGTTAACCTTTATCCCTGTCGAAACCATTGCACCCCCTAATGAATACTCTTTTGAACTTCTTCCATACCCTGAACAAGAGCTTTTTCGAGAATAGAATCAACATCAACTGCTTTTTTAACTTCAACAGCTCCTTTATATTCAATCTCTTTCCTTTCTTCTTTCTTGTTAGAATTCCAACTAAACCTGTTCACCATATTCAAAGCCCAAAGACTATTATTGAAACTACGGTTATCAATATTTTCTCTACCTTGTTGAAGCCACCAAGCTTCAGAAGCTTCCTTTCCAAGCTTCACAATCTCTCTAAAAGGCTTCTTCAGCATATCAGTACCAGCCATCCAAGCATGGAAGGTGCTTCGGCTAATGCCCATCATTCTGCTTACTTCAGCAATTGAACCGCCAGCATCAAATAAATTTGACACTCTTCGACTCATCGCCTCTGTCCATACAGATTCATATTTACTTTTTTTTGCCACTTTTCTTCCTCGGTCTTCCCGGACTCACGCTCCGGTTAGTTTTCTTACTCGCCATCTTTAAATTACTTAATGAATTATTTCTGGGGTTACCATCTTTGTGATGGACATCCATTCCCTTTTTATGTCGCCCGGCCTTTTTCATATCCCGCGCAGCCTGAACTCTAGCGCCCCTTCTCTTTCTCTGCGCTGGCTTCTTATGATAATTATCATATTCTTTACGATAATCTCTCGCCATTATTTTTTCTTCTTTCCCTTAAACTGAATAGGCCCCGGCATTAACCAAGAGAAGACCATCGGCACTATTACTATAAGAATGAGAGCCCAACCACCCATTTCAATTAATTGCCCAAGCAATGTCCAGAAATTCGCAGGGGCTTCTTGAACAACTGTATCAGCAGTCACGTTGATTGATTCTCCTTTAGTCCGGGGCCCCGCAGTTATCGCAGAGACAGTCGCAGCCGTCACTCCCCCCAGAACCGCTGGAGCAACAATCGCAGCCGGAACTAAGGCAGTCGTCGCACCGACAATGGCGCTCGTTGCCAGCCCTGTCTTCAGGTGTGAGCATCCTACTAGACTGCAGGCGGTGGCGAGGACCACCAGCCAGACACCCAACCAACCACGGCGATGACTGCCAGTACACCTACGCATACCCAGAACTTCTTTCTCTTGTCTAATTCTTTCCATTTTTCCATTTTGTTTCCTTACATTTCTAGTACATGATTAACCCACAGAACGATTCCTATGGGTATACTTAAGATCAAAACAATCATA